GGCTGTTGAGCGGATTGCATGCTTATGTTCGGGAGCAGTGCTTAAGATAAAAAAAAGCCCCATGGCTGGGGCTACAACAGGAGTTCCTGCTTTTTGGTTATTCGACTAATTGCAAAAGCAGTTTTAGCCTTGTTTCCATGATGTTTCACTGATTTCATGATTTGCGTGGATGAGATTTATAGCACTCACACATGAAGGTTCAGCAATGCTTATACGTAGGAGCCACTCTACTAACAAGCTGGTAATAAGTGTTGTCTATATATTTCATATAACAAGCGACAGTTAGTGTTCTAAGAGTTATCTGAACAAACCTGTACGTTAAATTGATACTAATACGTATATATCCTTTTGAGATGCTGGGGTGTGAATTCAATTAAATTTTATTATCAATATGCAACAAAACCGGAGAGGCCGAAAACTGTTGCTCAGATTGATAAGCTGCGCAATCACCTCGGCATACCAGCACTGATTAACGTTGAACAGCTTCTGAATAAATAAAAACCTTTAACTTTAGCAGTCATGAACATGAAGCCACCCGTTTTGCTGGTGGCTTTTTTATTGGAGCTACCACTATGCCATCCGCTATCCCTCGAGCTTGCCGCAAGCGCGGATGTCCTGGCACTACTACAGACCGTTCGGGTTACTGCGAGGCTCACCGTAATGAAGGCTGGCAGCAGCACCAGCGAGGGCTGAGCCGCCACCAGCGCGGCTACGGCAGTAAGTGGGATATCATCCGCGCCCGCATCCTTAAACGTGACAGGCACATCTGCCAGGAGTGTCTGCGCAACGGCAGGCCAGTCCCTGCCACTACCGTTGATCACATCAAACCCAAAGCACACGGCGGCACCGATGAAGATAGCAATCTGAGATCGTTATGTTGGCCTTGTCATAAACGCAAGACCGCAACGGAGAGAATTAAATGAAGCATAAGCGCGCTCAACTCGCTCATATTTATCGCGGCATTGGATTCATCGGATATGGCATCGCCGTTGATGGCGAACTGCTGAGCCAACAGGTGAGCACCACCATCGACACCGATGCAGCAAGCCGACCGGTAATCACTGTCGTCTTCAACCTTGATGCGGAAATGAACGAGAACCCGGTGCGAATCGATTTGAATGAGAATGCTTCTCAATAAGTTATTCAGATGAGATAAATTATCATTTGCGGGGGAGGGCGGGGAAAAAGTTCAGGGTTTTGAGTCTAAAGGACCGCCGCCTAACCCTTTTTCACACCGCCGCAGGTTAGAAAACTTTTTTATGGGGTCCCCCACTCGATGATTAATAGGAGTTTTCGATTATGTCCGGACCACCGAAAACCCCGACCCATCTGCGTTTGGTGAGGGGTAACCCATCAAAACGCCCGATCAATAAAAACGAGCCACAACCCCCTGCAGGGGTACCCCCAACTCCTAAGCATTTCGACAAACAGGCGAAGTACTGGTTTAAGCGAATGGCTGAAGCGCTGGATGCCGTCGGCGTCATTTCGCAGCTGGACGCCCGCGCGCTCGAATTGCTGGTTGAGGCTTATACCGAGTACCGCCACCACTGCGATACGCTGGAAATCGAGGGGTATACATACCGCACTGAAACGCAGACGGGGGATGTACTGATTAAGGCGCATCCGGCAGCAATGATGAAGGCAGATGCCTGGAAGCGGCTGCGCGCCATGCTGGCAGAGTTCGGGATGACGCCAGCCAGTCGGTCAAAGGTCAGCGCCAAGACGACGGACGCGGTTGATCCGCTGGCTGAGTTTATGAAAGCGAGGGATTAATGGCTAAGGTTGCCGATGGTATTCGCTACGCCGAGCGCGTCGTGGCGGGGGAGATTATTGCCTGTGAATATGTCCGGCTGGCCTGCCAGCGTTTTCTGGACGATCTGCAAAACGGCGAGGCGCGGGGTATTTTCTTCAGCGAGCCCCGCGCCCAGCACATCCTGAATTTTTATAAGTTCATCCCGCATGTGAAAGGCGCTCAGGCCGGGCAGCCGATCGCCCTGATGGACTGGCATGTTTTCATTCTTATCAATATTTACGGTTTCGTTATTCCGCTGGTTGATGAGAAAACCGGCGGGGTGGTGCTGCGGAATGATGGCAGCGGCCGCCCGGTAATGGTGCGGCGGTTCCGTACTGCTTACAACGAGGTGGCGCGTAAGAACGCCAAATCCACACTCTCTTCCGGGGTTGGCCTGTACATGACGGGCGCGGATGGCGAAGGTGGGGCCGAGGTCTACTCTGCGGCCACAACCCGCGATCAGGCGCGCATCGTTTTCGAAGATGCCAAAAATATGGTGAAAAAAGCGAAATCGACGCTTGGGCGCCTGTTCGAGTTCAACAAGCTGGCTATCTATCAGGAGCAAAGTGCCTCTAAATTTGAGCCGCTTTCCAGTGACGCTAACAACCTGGACGGCCTGAATATTCACTGCGGCATTGTTGACGAGCTGCACGCTCATAAAACCCGTGACGTATGGGACGTTCTGGAGACGGCGACCGGTGCGCGCCTGCAGTCCCTGCTGTTTGGTATCACCACTGCGGGCTTTAACAAAGAAGGCATCTGCTACGAGTTGCGCGATTACGCCATTAAGGTGCTACGCGGTTTTAACAGTGAGGTGGAAGGTGCCGTTAAGGACGATACCTTTTTCGCCATCATCTACACGCTGGACGACGGCGACGATCCGTTCGACGAAACGGTCTGGCAAAAGGCGAATCCCGGATTGGGGATCTGCAAGCGCTGGGACGATTTACGCCGCCTTGCGAAGAAAGCAAAAGAGCAGGTATCAGCACGCGTTAATTTCTTCACTAAACATATGAATATCTGGGTGACGGCGGAGTCCTCCTGGATGGACATGCTGAAGTGGGAAAAATGCGAATTTATCGCGCCGGCGCATGAGCTGAAAACTTACCCGCTGTGGGTCGGCGTCGACCTGGCGAACAAAATTGATATCTGTGCTGCGGTAAAAGCCTGGCGATCGCCTGATGGTCACGTTCACGCCGACTTTAAATTCTGGCTGCCCGAGGGGCGGCTGGAAAAATGTTCGCGGCAGATGGCCGAGCTCTACCGGAAATGGGCTGAGCTCGACAAACTTATCCTGACGGATGGCGACGTTATCGATCATGCGCAGATCAAAGAAGAGCTGCAGCAGTGGGTCAGCGGGGAAAGTCTAAAAGAAATAGGCTTCGATCCGTGGAGCGCGACGCAGTTCAGTCTGGCGCTTGCTGAAGAGGGTTTACCCCTTGTGGAAGTGCCGCAGACGGTGCGCAATTTCTCCGAGGCCATGAAAGAGGTTGAGGCGCTGGTTTACGGCGGCCGGTTTCACCACAGCAATCACCCCGTGATGAACTGGATGATGTCGAACGTCACGGTGAAGCCGGATCGTAACGACAACATCTTTCCCAACAAATCGACACCTGAGGCCAAGATTGATGGTCCGGCTGCGCTGTTCACCGCGATGAGTCGTCTGCTCGTTAACGGTGGCAATGACCAGCAGGATCTGAGCGGCTTCTTTGATAATCCCATCATGGTAGGTTTCTGATGAAGAAAAATAAGCAGCCGGGCAGGGTGAAAAGCGCCTTGCTCAACTGGCTGGGCGTGCCCATCAGCCTGACTACCGGGACGTTCTGGCAGGAGTGGTACGGTACGAGCAGCAGCGGGAAGGTGGTCACCGCGGATAAGGCTATCCAGCTGTCAGCTGTCTGGGCCTGCGTCCGGTTGCTGAGCGAGTCAATATCAACGCTACCGCTGAAGATTTACGAGCGGCAGCCTGACGGCTCGCGCAGGCTGGCCCAACAGAATCAGGTTTACCAGGTACTTTGTCGCCGTCCGAATCTGGAGATGACACCATCGCGGTTTATGCTGATGCTGGTGGCGAGTATCTGTCTTCGTGGAAACGCCTTCGTGGAGAAGCTGTTTATCGGCAACAAACTGGTCTCGCTGGTGCCGTTGCTTCCCCAGAACATGGTGGTTAAACGCCTCGATACCGGCCGGCTTGAGTACACTTACACCGAGAACGGTACGGCGCGTGTCATTGCGGAAAAGAACCTGATGCACATTCGCGGCTTCGGTCTTGACGGGGTCTGCGGCATGATGCCGCTGAGTTCCGGGCGCGATGTGATCGGTGCCGCAATGGCGGTCGAAGAGTCGGCTGCCAAAATATTTGAGAACGGTCTGCAGAGTTCGGGTTTTCTCTCAGCAGATATGCCGCTGGATAAAGAGCAACGCGAACGGCTGCGCAGCTACATGGCACAGTTCACCAGTTCAAAGAATGCCGGGAAAATCATGGTGCTTGAAGGCGGTCTGAAATATCAGAACGTCACGATGAATCCGGAAGCGGCCCAGATGCTGGAGACGCGCTCTTTTGGCATTGAGGAAATCTGCCGCTGGTTCCGCGTGCCGCCGTTTATGGTCGGGCATACCTCTAAGCAGAGCAGCTGGGCATCAAGCCTGGAGGGGATGAACCTGCAGTTTCTGACCCATACGCTGCGCCCGTTGCTGGTCAATATTGAGCAGGAGATTTCCCGCTGTCTGCTGAACGGTGAAGAGGACATCTTTGCAGAGTTTTCTGTCGAGGGCCTGCTTCGTGCCGACAGCGCAGGACGCGCTGCCTACTATACCAGCGCGCTGCAGAACGGCTGGATGTCACGCAACGATGTGCGCCGGCTGGAAAATCTGCCTCCCATTGAGGGTGGTGATATTTACACGGTGCAGCTGAACCTGACGCCGCTGGAGGACCTCAAAAAGAACAGCCCGGCAGCGCAGGCCGCCGCGCTTCGTCAGCTTCACAGTCACGTTTTCCCCGACATTCCCTTCGAACAGTCCCCGCTGAAACAGGCGGCTTAGGAGCATCCATGACCATTAAAAGCCTTCCGGCGGCGCCGGAAGGGCGACCTTTTGCGCGCGAAAAACCAGACCTTCCCGCTGCGGCAATGGAGCGCTGGAACGGGAGCATCCGTGCGGCGCGCGACAGCGATAACAGTATCTCGATTTTTGACGTGATCGGCGCAGATTACTGGGGCGAGGGCGTCACCGCGAGCCGTATCGCCGGGGCGCTTCGCTCGCTTAACGGCGCTGATGTTACGGTCAACATCAACAGCCCGGGCGGCGACATGTTCGAAGGGCTGGCGATTTACAACCTGCTTCGTGAGTACGACGGCAAAGTCACCGTGAAAGTGCTGGGGCTGGCGGCCTCTGCGGCGTCGATTATCGCAATGGCAGGCGATGAAGTGCAGATAGGCCGCGGCGCGTTCCTCATGATCCATAACTGCTGGGTTTACGCGATGGGCAACCGTCACGACCTGGCGCAGATTGCCGCCGACATGGCGCCGTTTGATAAAGCCATGAGCGATATCTATCAGGCGCGCAGCGGTCTCGACGCGGAAACCGTCGACAGGATGATGGACGGTGAAACTTATATCGGCGGCAGCGAAGCCGTAGAAAAGGGCTTTGCTGACAGTCTGCTGTCTGCTGATGAAATCGCCGACGACGAGGAAAGCCCAGCCGCCGCGCTGCGCAAGCTTGATGCGTTACTGGCGAAAGCAAACACGCCACGGTCTGAACGCCGAAAACTGCTTAAAGCCTTATCGGGCAGCACGCCGGGCGCTGCTGCCACCCCTGACGGTACGCCAGGCGCTGCCACCATCGAAAAAGAAACCATTGACCGTCTGGAAGCCGCTATTAGCGGACTGAAAGCGGCTGCCCAGTAAATACGGAGAAGTTATGTCTGAAGTAAACGAGATCCTGAAAAAAGTCAGCGCCAGCATTGAAGAGGCCACCGGCAAATTCAACGCCAAAGCAGAAGAGGCGCTGAAAGAAGCCCAGAAAACCGGCAAGTTGTCGGCAGAAACTAAAGAAACCGTCGACAAAATGGCGTCGGAATTCAACGCCCTGAAAGAGGCGGAAAAGACGCTTAAGGCGGAGCTCGGTGAGCTCGAACAGCAGGTCGCCCAGATGCCGCTGGCAAACGCCGCAAAAGTGGTGGAAACCGTCGGCCAGACCGTCATCAAAAGCGAAGCACTGAAAGCATTTGCGGCAAGTGTTGAAGGTGGTAAGCGCGTCAGCGTGCCGGTGAACGCTGCGCTGATTTCAACTGACGTGGCAACAGGCGTGGTGGAGCCGCAGCGTCTGCCGGGCATCGACACCGCCCCGAAACAGCGCCTGTTCATTCGCGACCTGATTGCGCCCGGCCGCACCTCCGCACCGGCTATCTTCTGGGTGCAGCAGACCGGATTCACCAATGCGGCAAAAGTGGTCCCGGAAGGCACCACCAAGCCGTACAGCGATATCCAGTTCGCCACCCAGATCACGCCGGTCACCACCATCGCGCACATGTTCAAAGCGTCCAAGCAAATCCTGGACGACTTCGCGCAGCTGCAGTCCACGATTGACGCAGAAATGCGTTACGGTCTGAAGTACGTGGAAGAACAGGAGATCCTGTTCGGTGATGGTACCGGCGCGCATCTGAAAGGTATCGTGCCGCAGGCCTCCGCTTTCGACGCTGCTTTCACCGTTGAGCAGCAGAACGGTATTGATGATCTGCGTCTCGCGATGCTTCAGGCGCAGCTTGCTCGCTTCCCGGCTTCAGGCCACGTGCTGCACTTCATCGACTGGGCGAAGATTGAACTCACCAAAGACACGCTGGGACGCTACATCCTGGCGAACCCGGCGGCGCTGACCGGCCCGACACTCTGGGGTCTGCCGGTGGTCGCGACCGAGGCCGCAGCGTTCCAGGGCAAGTTCCTGACCGGGGCGTTCAACGCGGCGGCGCAGCTCTTCGACCGTGAAGACGCCAACGTGGTGATCTCCACTGAAAACGCCGATGACTTCGAGAAGAACATGATCTCGATTCGTTGTGAAGAGCGCCTGGCGCTGGCAGTGAAACGTCCGGAAGCGTTTATCTACGGTTCCTTCACCGCGCCTGCTGCTGGCGGCGGTGCGTAAACCTTAATGGCGGCCTGCGGGCCGCTTTTCTTTTTTCCGTTAAGGAGACAGACATGAAGCTGATCGCTATCAAGCCTATCTACTTTGAAGGCAACGTGCTGACCGAAGGCGCGGAGTTCGAGACGCTGGAGCAACACGGTCGTGATCTTGTTGCGCGCGGTTATGCTCAGGAGCCTGGCGAGAAAAAGCCGGATCCGGATAAAGAGCAAAAGCCGAAAGGGAATGGCAAGGCCAAATAAGGGGCGCACATGCTGACCAAAGAGCAGGTTAAGCGCCACTGCAATATCGAGCCGGATTTTACAGAGGACGACAACTGGATCGAAAACAGCATAAAGGCGGCTGCGCGGTATGTGGAAACGTGGACCCGCCGCCGGCTTTATGATTCACCTGAAGATCAAGGCTACCTTTCCGACCCTGACCACATGCTTTACAGCGCTGATATTGAAATGGCGATGCTGATGCTTATCGCACACTGGTACGCCAATCGTGAGACGGTCAGCACTGGCAGCAGCACTTCCGCTTTGGAGTTCTCAACTGAAGCACTTCTTCAACCTTACCGGGTATACGGCGTATGAAAGCGGGACGACTGCGGCACAGAGTAACCCTGCAAAAACCAGCAACCGGGCGGCTGCCATCTGGGCAGCCTGCGACTGGTTGGGTGGATGTTGCTTCGGTTCGGGCAGAAGTCGCGGATGTATCGGGCCGGGAGATGATGGACGGCGGCGCAGAGTTGAGCAGCACCACAACCCGGATCTGGATGCGTCGTTATCCAGGCATTCCCGTAACCACGGGATGGCGAGCCGTTCATCTTCCGCCTACCGGAGGCGGTGAGATATATGACATCAAGTCGGCTATCTCAGCAGAGAACGGCACCAGGCTCGAATTGCTTTGCGAGAAGGGGGTGAAACAGTGATTTCAACGAGTCTTGATTTTTCCGGTCTGGCCGGCATTGCAAAGGATCTGGAAACACTCAGCAGGGCTGAAAATAATAAGGTTTTGCGTGATGCCACCCGCGCCGGTGCTGAGGTTCTGAAAGAGGAGGTGGAAAAGCGCGCCCCGGTACGAACCGGAAAGCTGAAAAAAAACGTCGTGGTGGTAACCCAGAAAGGGCGCCGCCGCGGTGAAATTTCCTCTGGTGTCCATATTCGCGGGCGCAATATGCGCACCAACAACAGCGATAACAGCATGAAAGCTTCTGACCCGCGTAACGCCTTTTACTGGCGCTTTGTTGAGCTTGGTACATCAGCTATGCCGGCGCACCCTTTTGTGCGTCCGGCCTTCGATACCCGTCAGGAAGAGGCTACGCAGGTGGCTATTCGGCGAATGAATCAGGCGATCGATGAGGTGCTGGCGAAATGACGGAGGCTGATATCTACGCGCGACTCGGTGCACTGGCAGGCGGCAATGTTTTCCCGTTTGTCGCCCCGCAGGGCACAGCAGCCCCGTGGGTGGTTTTCCTTCTGCCCTCGTCTGCCAGCGAAGATGTTTTATGCGGACCGGCAGAAACCGCCTGCACGGTTCAGGTGGATGCCTGGGCCAGTTCGATTGACGACGCCCGCACGCTGCGCGAGCAGGTTAAATCAGCTCTTACTGATCTGCATCCTGTTGGTCTGAACGAGATTAACGCATACGAGCCTGATACTGCGCTGTACCGCGCCACGCTGGAAGTTCAGATCTGGCAATAATCCACTCTGCCGCCTCCGGGCGGCTTTTTTTATATCCGGAGCTCTCTATGTCCTCAAAGTACGAAAAAACGCAGGGAACGAAAATTAACGTTTCCGCCGATCCGGCAACGGTGCCTAATCCCACCGGTGCGACCTGGCAGTCCATTAACTGTTCGACCAAAGAACTCAGCTATACCGGCGGGCAGAAATCGGATATCGACACCACCACCCTTTGCTCCACCGAGCAGGAGATGACGAATGGCCTGGCTGCGCCAGGTGAAATGACGGTTTCCGGGAACTGGTCTGCTGATGAAGAGGGGCAGAACACATTACGCACCGCTTACGACACTGATGCGTTGCACGCTTTTCAGGTGATCTTCCCATCCGGCAACGGTTATGCATTCCTGGCTGAAGTTCGTCAGAACAGCTGGAGCCTGGGCACTGCCGGGGTGGTGACCGCATCGTTTACGCTGCGCATCAAAGGTAAGCCCGTCCCGATCGTTCCGGCACCTTCTGCAGGCTAATAACAGCGGCGAAAGCCGCTATTCCTGATTACAAACTGAGAAAAAATGAAATGGGAAAACAGGTTTCACAGAGTTCACTTCGCTCGCTCGCGTTGGCACCTATGGCAGGCTTTCGCACAAAAACCGTCACCGTTCCGGAGTGGGAAAACGCCAGGGTAAAACTGCGTGAGCCATCAGCGCAGGCCTGGCTTGAATGGCAGCAGGTGCTTAACCCGAAGCAGGGAGAAGGCGAACCAGAAGAGCTGACGGCAGCAGAACGCGCATTGCGTAACAAGAGTGCTGATGTGGTGCTGTTTATCGATGTGCTCCTTGAAGAAGACGGTTCACAGGTCTTTACCGAAGAAGATAAAGCGCAGGTTGAACAGTTCTACGGCCCGGTGCATGCCCGCCTTCTTAAGCAGGCGCTCGATCTGACCACCTCGGCCGCCGAAGTGGAAAAGCCGTAAGCCAGCCCGGCACCTTCTTCCTGATGACGCTGGCGCTGCGTCTGGGCCGTACGCTTCACGAACTGAAGCAGACAATGACGGCGAGCGAGTTGCGTATGTGGATCGAATTTGACCGCCAGAACCCCATCAGCGACCGGCGCGGCGATATTCAGGCGGCGCAAATTTCCGCCGCGGTACTCAACTCGCAGGGCGCTAAGGTAAGCATTGATGATGTGATCCTCCAGTGGAATGCGCCCGAACAGGAAGAGAGCAGTGCCGGGCTGGAGGGGTTCTTTGCGGGGCTGGCTGGCTAGTGGCCAATTAATCGATCCAATCTTTTACGTTAGCTGAGAAAAAATAAAAATGACGAAGCCAACCAAAATTATAGCACCTATCATTTTGCCTATATTTTCTGCGGCCTGCTCTGTGCTTTGGTTTTCTTTGTTAATTTCCGCAGTTTTCTCATTAATGGTTGCTGTAATCACGTCAAACTCTTCAGCGAGGGTATTATAGATAGAGATCTGAGCTTCTTCCGGTTCGTTTTCAAAAAAATCCTTAATGGCGTCATTACTTTCCAAAGTTGCTATATGGGTGTTCTCTCCTATTGAGGATATATAATCAAAATAGTCACATTGTGTTTTGGCAAGCCCTCTGATTTTAGAACGAATCGGTTTATAAATTAATAATCCATCATCTCTTTCTTTAATTTCATAATAATCTTCCGGGTGCCCTGGAACTTCAAAATTCAAACTTAGCATCAATATCTCCAGAAATAAGTTAAAAATGTCCTGTTTCCCGCTTCCTGCTACGGACTGAATGTTAAAAAATTCTCTATCAGAAGGTGCAAGAGATGGCTGCTCTACGCGAGCTAATAATCAAAATATCCGCAAACTCTCAATCTTTCCAATCTGAGATTGCTCGTGCCTCGCGCATGGGTTCGGATTACTACCGCACCATGCAGAATGGTAGCAGGCAAGCTGCAGCGTCCGCAAAGGAAAGTGAAAAGGCTTTAGCGGAGCTAACAGATGGCTTCGCTAGCGCAGGCAGGGCCGCAGCTGCAGCTGGTGCTGCATTCGCTACAGGAAAATTAGTTCAGATCGCCGACGAATGGACCTCAGTTAATGCCCGTTTGAAACAGGCATCCAGCTCGACTGATGACTTCACTAACTCTCAGTTGCAGCTCATGCAGATTAGCCAACGAACCGGGACCGCGTTTTCTGATAATGCCAATCTCTTTTCACGCGCTGCGGCATCTATGCGGGAATTTGGTTACGACTCGGCGGATGTTTTGAGGGTAACCGAGGCAGTTTCTACTGGGCTGAAGATTTCAGGAGCCAGTGCAGAGGAGTCCGGATCCGTAATTACTCAGTTTAGTCAGGCGCTGGCGCAGGGTGTATTGCGTGGTGAAGAGTTCAACGCCGTCAATGAATCAGGCGATCGCGTTGTCAGGGCGCTGGCTGCTGGTATGGGGGTTGCGAGAAAAGACCTCAAGGCGATGGCGGATCAGGGGCAGCTGACCATTGATAAGGTTGTTCCTGCGATCGTTAGTCAGCTCGAAACGTTGCGCGGTGAATTTAGTTCAATGCCGCAAACTGTCTCCGGTTCGATGCAGAGGGTAACGAACTCCTTTATGGCATGGGTTGGAGGAGTAAATCAGGCAACTGGTGCTACGGCAGCATTGTCTGGTGGGTTAGATGGTCTCGCTGGTTTTCTTGATGGTCTGTCACGTTCAGCTGTAAGCGGCGCGCTGGATGACGTTGCCAATAATATGACGCTTGTTACTACTGCTGCCACTGGTCTGGTAGGTATTGGCCTGGCGAAATATCTTAGTGGCATTGTCAGTAGTGCTACTGGTGCAACGACTTCACTAATTTCAGCTGCAAAAGCTGAAGTTGCATTGGCAGTTGCCCAGGATAAAGCAGCACAATCGTCAGTCGCCGCGTCCAGAGCGAACGTTTATCGAGCACAGCAAGCTCTTCAGGCGGCGCGCGGCGCTGATGTGCAGGCTGCTCAGCAGGAAAAGATTGCTGCCGCAGAAGCAAAAGTTACTGCTGCACAGGCTCGCCTGACCGCAGCACTGGCCAGCGGAACTGCGACAGAAAAGGTGAGGGCACGTGCTGCGCTGGAAAGAGCCCAATCGGGATTGGCTGCCGCAAAGAATGCGGACGCACAGGCTGCCGCGGAGAGAAGGCTGGCATCTGCTCAGGCTGCACTAAAACGTAATCTTGACGGTAGAATCACCGCACAAAACAACTTAAATAGCGTTACTTCTGTCGGCACCCGGCTAATGGGCGGGGCGATGGGATTAATTGGCGGAGTGCCTGGTCTCGTCATGCTTGGAGCAGGTGCATGGTATGCCTTGTATCAAAGTCAGGAGCAGGCTCGCCAGTCTGCGCAAGAGTACGCCAAGCAGATAGATCAGATCAGAGAAAAAACCTCAACCATGTCTCTCCCTGATGTTGAGGAAAATCGTAAAAAAACAGTTGAGTCTCTGGCAGAGCAAAATCGCTTAGTTGGCGAGCAGCAGGAAAAAGTCGAAGCCCTTAAACGGCAAATAGATGATCTCAATGCTGCGAGGGGTAAACCCGGCATCACTGGAGAAAACGATCTTAATATAGTGCGCGCCATTTCCATTGTTACAGGTGATTTAGCTGTCGAGGAAGACAAGCTCAATCAACTCCGGGAGCAGGCACGTATTATTCAGCAGGCTCTGGCAGAAATCGAGCGTCGCAGGACTGACCAGCTCCGCGAGCAGGCATGGAAGCAAAACCAGGCTTATTATTCTTTGCTGATGATGAATGGCCAGCATTCTGAGCTAAACAGACTGCTTTCGCTTGGTAATCAGCTTCTCTCATCAAGAAACGCTCTGGTTAATGTCCCGTTTGCCATTCCACAGGCTCCAGTATCAACCCAAGATCAGCAAAGCCTTATTCAAAAGCAACAGCAGGCAGAGCTTGCCGGATTAACCGGCCTTGCTAGGGCTCGTAAGCAAGCGCAATTTGAACTCGAAAAAATGGGCCGTACAGGCCCTGAAAACTCTACATATGCTGCGGACTATATAAAGGCGGCCGAAGCCGAATACAACAATGCGCAGCGAGTTGCTGACGCTCAAAGGTCTCAGGCAGATGCCACACGCGATGCAGCCAACGCCGCACGCGAGGCCGCGCAGACTGCTGAGCAATACAGCCGGAAAATGGCTGACCTCAGCGTCGCCACTGAGGTGCAAAAAGTCCGCGCCACGCAGGGTGAGAAGGCAGCTGAACTCTACGCAGCATCCCATGAGAACGGTACGAAGTGGAGCGAGGAGCAGCGCAAATCCATTGAGGCTGGTGCCGTGGCGCTGGCGCAGTGGACCCAAAAAGCCGACGAAGCCGTGCGGAAGCAGCGCGAAATGGCCGATGCGCTGAAAGACCTTAAAGACGCCACGCGGCGATACCAGGATGAAGCGGCGCTTAACGTCGCGACCTCTGGCATGGGAAGTCGTGAACAGGAGCAGTACCGGGATCGCCAGGAGGTAGAACGCGTCTTTGACAAAACTGATAGAGGTGCAGAGGCTATTGCTGCGCGCCAGGCTGCACTGGATGCGCTTGATAAAAAATATCAGCAGGCTAAAGCGAGCGAACTGGACTGGAGGGCGGGCGTAAGTGCGGGGCTTGCTGACTGGATGGATAACGTCAGCAACATTGCCGGCACGGTATCGCAGGGCATTACCTCCACGATGGACAGTGCGCTTGATAACGTCTCCGCAATGCTGGTGGGTAACAAGGCCAGCTGGAAGGACTGGGGGTTATCCGTTCTGCAGACTATCTCAAAGGTTGCGCTGCAGATGGCCGTGGTTAACGCGATGGGTGGCGGTTCGTCTGGCAGTGGACTATTCGGCTCCCTTCTCGGAGGAATTGTGGGCGGTGTCGCCGGAAGCGCATCCGGCGGCGCGAATGCAGGCACCGCCATCCAGAACTACGGCGCGTCTTTCCAGTTTAACGCGAAGGGTGGGGTTTATTCGTCAGCCGATCTGAGCAGCTACAGCGGCAGTGTCGTTGATACTCCCACCTTTTTTGCGTTTGCGAAAGGGGCGGGCGTGATGGGCGAGGCCGGGCCGGAAGCCATTATGCCGCTGACCCGCGACGCCACCGGCAGGCTGGGTGTAAAAGCGCTGGGCAGTGGCACGCAGGGCGGCGCGGGTGTCAGCCTCAGCATCGGTACCATAAATTTCTCCGGCGGCACAGGCGGTGCGCAGGGCAACACTAACGCCGCCGGCGCGGTGGCTAACCAGCTCACCGGCGCCATCATCGATACCATCAACACGCAACTGCGCAAGCCCGGCACTCCGTTGTGGAACGCCACGCAGGGCAAGCGCTGATGCTCCTTACTTACCCGCTGCGGCGGGTTTTTTTATGGGTGAAACATGGCAACCGAAACCTTTACCTGGTGCCCGCGCATTAATGCCGGCGGCGAGGTCACTCACCGCGTCCGCCGCGCGCAGTTCGGCGACGGGTATGCCCAGGCGTCGGGAGACGGCATCAACTCCCGCGGTCAGAAATGGGATCTGGAATTCGTCGGGGATGAAAGCTACATCACCGCGATTATGGATTTCCTGGACAGGCATGGCGGCAGCCGTTCATTCATCTGGCAGGCACCGCTGAAAGGCGCAGGGCTTTACCGCTGTGACGCCTACCGCCCGTCGGCACTGGGCGGTGGCATTTTCTCTCTCACCGCAACCTTCACACAGGCATTCGCTCCGTAGGTACTTATGGCAATCAGTAATGACGTTCAGAAGCTTGAGCCCGGCGACAGTGTCCGCCTGGTGACCGTCGATGGCTCGGCGTTCGGCGCGGGCGTGCTGCGCTTTCACGCCTGCACCATTCCCCACACGCCGGAAGAGATCGCGGCGAGCGGCGGCGACACCTCGAAGCTTGCCGCTAAATCCATCTGGTTTGATGACGAGGAGTACGGCGCCTGGCCATTTGAAATTACCGGGCTGGCGTCGTCGAGTGACGGCCAGAGCGCGGAGCCGGTGCTGCGCGTCGCTAACCTTGATGGCGTGGTGACCGCGCTCTGCCTGCGCTTTGATGACATGGTACAGGCAAAGGTTACTGTTCTGGATACGTTCGGCCAGTATCTCGATGCGCGCACGTTTCCCGACGGCAACCCGTCTGCCGATCCGGGGCAGTATTTCCGCCAGGTGTTTTACATCGACAGCAAGGCGGCTGAAGACAATGAAGTGGTGGAGTTCCGCCTCTCCAGCCCGATGGACCTGCAGGGACTGCTGATCCCGACGCGGCAAATCACGGCGGTATGCACGTGGGCCTGCCGCAACAAATACCGCAGCGGTGACGGCTGTACCTACAACGGCCCGCGCATGTTTGATCTGAAAGGTAACCCGGTGACCGACCCGGCTCAGGATAAATGTTCAGGCCTGCTGACCGACTGTAAAAAACGCTTTGGTTCGGATGCCCGGCTCGATTTCGGCGGCTTTCCGGGTGCCAGCCTGATACGGAGGTAACCATGCGGGATAAAACCATTGCCGGTATCCGGCGCACAGTTACACACAGCTTGGCCTGCGTGCCGGGCAGATCTTCTGGTACCGCGCACGGCTGGTGGACCGTATCGGGAACCAGTCAGCCTGGACCGGCTGGGTGCGGGGCATGGCGAACGACAACGCGGAGGATTACCTGGGTGATATTACCGGGGATTTTCTCACCAGTGCCGACGGCCAGGCGCTGCAGCAACAAATCGACACTAACATCGAGGCGGTGATGCAGAACGCGCTGGCGAACAACGCCACGGTCGATCATCAGTGGAAGCAGTACGGCGAAGTGCGCGCCGATATTCTGGTGGTGAAAACCACTATTGCCGACGTCGATAAGGCAATGGCTGACATGAGCACCCAGGTCCAGGCCCAGATAGGCAGTGTCACGGCCGCGCTGGAAGACAAACTGACCGCCGTGGTAGATGCCAGTGGGGCTACGGCCATTCATACGCTGAAAGCAGGCGTGCGGATTAACGGCAACTACTACAGCGCCGGCATGAGCATCGCGGTGCTGGCACAGGCCGGGCAGCCAGTCGTAACGCGTGTTGCGTTTAATGCCGATCAGTTTGTGCTGACCACCGGCAGCGGTGCCAGTCAGTTCTCTCCGTTTGCTGTGGTTGGCGGACAGGTGTTTATGAGCTCTGCCTTTATTCAGGATGGCACTATTACCAGTGCCAAAATAGGCGCCTTTATTCAGTCAAATAACTATGTGGCGGGTTCGACCGGCTGGATTATCAGTAAGGAGGGCACTGCTGAGTTTAATGCCGTTACAGTGCGCGGAACCATTATTGCAACCGAAGGGCGTTTCTCTATGTCAGGTCCCGGAAACAACGTGGTTATTGACGGAGCTGGCGTTACCGTAAATCTGGCGAATGGTGGCCGCATTGTTCTGGGGAGCTGGTAATTATGCCCAGTGGATTACTGATTGACTTAAACGACGGCGGTCCGGTGATGGAAATCACGGCCGGGCTTCGTTGCCCCTCCTGGTGCGGGACAGTAGGAGGATCAGGAAACATATATAACGCACCGGGTTATGTGGCTGGTGCCACCCTGGTCTATGCCCCGCACGAAACTGCCAGAATTTATCAAACCGGAACAAATCTCGTTCCGGATGTAGGTTGCCTTAGCGGAGCCACTCAGAATGGTGGCAGCATGACTATTTCGTCATGGTACAGCGCCAAAGGCTATAACGACATCCTCTGGCCCGGAACGATGTGGCAGATAATGCCAGCCTCTCAGTCCGGGCGTACCGGGTTATTTATCTCTGACAGTACTGATTTTACAACTATTACGAATGGCAGCATTGTGGGTCAGTGTGCATGGCGCGGGCGAGTCACCTTTACCGGCTCGTGGACACCGCCCGACACCGGCTTTACTCGTGGAACTTATCTGGTTTTTGGTAAATGGAGCGCCGATGGTGTGACGGTTGAATATGATGGCACCAGAGTCATCGCCACACTGG